TCAGTGTGAGTGCGATGGCCACGCTGCCAACGTGTCCCAACTGCGGCAACGCTCCGTGTGATGGGTCCGACCCGTGGTGTCCGTCGCGAATCTCGAGCGTCAGCTGATGGGGCGCCGCGGGCCGTTACGGAAGGCCGCGGAGCGGCGACAACGCGAGCCGGACGAATCGCCGCCGCCGATCATCGGCGTCATCCGACCGAAACCGCGGCGCGCGCCGGCGCCCCTGCCTGAGTTCCTCGCCTGCACGAAAGAGGATTGGCGCCGCTGGTGGGCCTCGCGCTTGGCGCGCCTGGCAGATCCGGACATCGATCTGCCGGACGTGCGGCGCCTGTTTCGCCTCCGTGATGAGCGGGAACGCCTCGCCGCGACCTCGAAGAAAGAACCCCGCAAGGTCCCCGGCTCGCGCCGCCAGCCCGTGCAGAACCCGATCCTCCGCCGCCTGCAGGCGGTGGACGCCGAAATCCGGCTGCTCGGCACGAACATCGAACGGCGCCTGCTCGAGCGCGCCCAGTTAGGCTACGGCGATGACGCGGACGACGACAGCTCCGCGGACGCGCTCAACCGCGCGTTCTATCGCGACGCCGAGTAACGGGGTGCCAAGCCTCGGGCCGCTCGTCGGCTGGTGGATGGAACGCAATCTCGTCCACGCCGAAGGGGACTCCTACGGCCAGCCCTTCCGGCTCCGGACCTGGGAACGCGGTGTGCTGGACCGCATCTACGAGCTTCGGCCGGATGGGCGGCGGCGCTATCGCCGCGTTCTGCTGGGGCTGCCGAAAGGCTCCGGCAAGAGCGAGCTCGCGGCCGCGATCGGCTGTGCAGAGCTCGATGGGCTCGTCGTCTGCGCCGGCTTCGACGACCAGGGCCGGCCGCTGGGCCAGCGGCGGCTCTCGCCGGACGTGCCGATCGCGGCCGCTTCGCTCGAGCAAGCGAATCACGTCTTCGGCGCCGCGAAGACGATGGTCACCCAGGGCGGCTTGCGAACGCGCTGCCATCCCTTCGATCTCGAGATCCAGCTCAAGCGGCGGCCGGGCTCCCTGTATCGGGTCGCGGCGGTCGCTGGTGCCAACGACGGCGGCAAGCACAGCTGCTTCATCGCCGACGAGGTGCACGAGTGGATGGCGGGGCTCGAGCGCGTGCACTTGGTACTATCCAACAACTGTGAGAAGCGCGCCGATTCCTGGGAGCTGAACATCTCGACCGCGGGCTGGGATCGGACCTCGCTGCTCGGCAAGCTCTACGATCACGGGCTGCGCGTCGCCGCCGGGGAAGAAGCGGACGACGAGTTTCTGATGATCTGGCACGAAGCGCCGAAGGACTGCGACCTGAGCACGCCGGCGGCCGTGGACGCGGCGGTCCGTTCGGCCTATCCGGCCGGGGCCGATTACGTCCCGCTGGCGAACATCGTGCGCCGCTTCCGCGAAATCCCGGAGCACGAGTTTCGCCGCTACTACTTGAATCAGTGGACGGCGGCGCCCACGCATTGGATTCCCGCCGATGTCTGGGCGCTGCAGGCGCGCCCGGCCACAGTCGTCCCGACGGGCACCCGCATCGCCGTCGGATTCGACGGCAGCTACAATCGCGATTCAACCGCGCTCATGGGCTGCACGCTCGACACGCCGGCGCACCTCTTCGTCCTGGGCTGCTGGGAGCGTCCAGGCCACGCGCCGAAGGATTGGACCGTGCCGCGCGCCGAGGTGCTGGCCCGCATCGATCAGGTCCTGGCGGACTACCAGGTCGTCGGCTTCGGCGCCGATGATACGTTCGGCCGGATCTGGTCCATGGACCTGGAGGCGCTGGCGCAGAAAGGCGTCGCAATCGTCGAATGGCCGACGCGCTCGCAGGCGCGCATGGCGCCGGCGGCCGGCGCGTTCTACGGGGCGCTGAAGGACGGTCGGCTGACGCACGACGGCGATGCGCGGCTCACTGCCCATGTTGCGCACTGCGTGACGAAGGGCACCCGCTGGGGCTTGGTCCCGGTGAAGGAATCCCAGGACTCGCCGCGGCGCATCGATTTGGCGATTGCGGCGGTCATCGCCTATGATGTAGCAGGACGGCATCGCTCCGCGGGGGGGCGATGGCTCCTGCAGGAATGAGCGAAATCCACTGACTTCGGAGGATTTCCAGCATGGATGCGCGATTGCCGACCGTCGAACGACCGCTAATTAAGGATCCCTATCTCGCCGCCGCCGTCGAGGCCCAGATCGACGCCCTGCCCGAGGCCAAGCGCGAGATCGCCCGGCAGGCCGTGGCCGAGATCGCGGTCTCCGGATTCATGGGCACCTTTGACGAACTCGTGCGCCGCTACCGCCGCGCGATCCGGCACGCGATCGATCCCGATCGGAAGATCGTCCGCGGGGCCACCATCGATCGCGCCATCATGAAGGATCCCTACATCGCCGCCGGCATCAATCGCGAGCTGGGCGACGTCACCCAGAAGGAGCTCGACCGCGCGAACGCCGCCGTCCGGGAGATCCAGGAGAGCGCGGCCGCCGTCACCGTCGTGAGCGGGGATCCCCGCGCCGGGCAAGAACGGATCGTCACGCATCCCGCCAGCAAGTGGTGCCAGGTGCGCGGCGACCATCTCGCGACCGCCTGCGGGTACTTCAAGACGCCCGAGCAGTGGCTGGAAGTCTATCGGGCGGCCGTCCTCGAGGTGCTCGCCGGGTGAATCTGCCCGCCGTCTATGACGAAGGGCGCCGCCGGCTGGGGCTCCTGGGCCAGGCGCTGCTGCCGCACCGCAATGGCAATGGGAAAGCCCTTCGCACGGCGCGGGCGCTCCGCCATCCGAGCGGTACGGCTGAATGGCAATTCTGGCCGGCGTCCGAGCTGGTCACCGATGCCACGGATCGGCTCGACTACGCCGCCGCGGTTGGGGATGGGCTCGGCTCTTCTGTCATCTCGGCCGCGCTCTGCTGGCTGATGCGCACCTTTCCCGAAGCGCCGGCCGTCCTGCAACGTCTCGAACAGGATCAGTGGCGCACGGTGCGCCGCCACACGCCGTACGCGGAACTGCTCGCCTCTCCCAATCCCTTCTACGACGGCCGCATCCTCTGGATGGCGACGTGCGTGGACTTCGCGTTCGGGGAAGCCTACTGGCTCAAGGCCCGGAACTCGGTGGGCGACGTGCTGCAGCTCTGGTGGGCGCCCCGGGCGTTGATGACGCCCAAGGCCCCCCCGGACGGGTCGACGTTCATCAGCCATTACGAGTACCGGGTGGGCGGAGAAACCTTCCGCGTCGATCCCCGCGACGTCGTGCATTTCCGCTTCGGGCTCGATCCGCACAACGTCCGCCGGGGCTTCTCGCAGCTCGCCGGCGTCATGCGGGAGGTGTACACCGACGAACAGGCCTGCACCTTCACGGCGGCCATCCTGCGCAACCTCGGCGTGATCGGCGTCGTGATCTCGCCGAAGGAAAAGGAGCGCTTCGACGCGGAAGCCGTGAAAGAGGTGCGCGACTATATCAAGGCGAGCTTCACCGGCGCGCGGCGCGGCGAAACGCTCGCGGTCGGGACGCCCACCGAGGCCCACCTCTTGCAATACAACCTCCAAGGCTTCGACGTCGGGCCGATCCGCGACATCTCGGAGGAACGGGTGTGCGCCGCACTCGGGATCCCGGCCGCGGTCATCGGGTTCGGGACCGGCCTCCAGCAAACGAAAGTCGGGGCCCCGCAGCCGTTGTCTGCCCGATTGTGGACACCGACGGGGCCGACGACGATGGGCGACGTGCAACCGGGGGATCTCATCGCGATTCCCGGCGGCTGGAGTCGGGTCAAGCACGTCTATCCGCAAGGGCTACAGGATATCTATCGGATCAGCTTTCAAGACGGGTCCATCGCTGAAAGTACCGCTGATCATCTCTGGGATGTGCATCTCCCCAACCACGCGGAACGACAGGTACTCCCGCTCTCGGTCATTGCGCGGATGCCCTGGTGGCAACGTCGGCGCGCGTCCGTGCCGCTCCAAGGCGTGACGGAATTCGCCGATCAACCGACGCTCATTCCGCCGTATGTCATGGGGTTGCTGCTGGCCGATGGATCCTTCTGCCGCAATCTCTTTTTCTCGAATGCCGACGCTGAGATTGTGGGATTCATGCGAGAGGAGGTTGGGGTTGGGTACGACATCAACCACAGCCAGGGCGTCGACTATCGGATTGCCTATCGCGATCACGGCCGCGGTCGCGGGCTCGGTGGGGGCAGTGGCAATCTCAATCCCTTTGTAGAAGAACTGCGACGCCTCGAGCTCTGGATGCTCTATTCCCATGAGAAATTTATCCCCGACTTGTACAAATACAATTCGAGCCGCGTCCGGCGGGAACTGTTGCGGGGGCTACTCGATGGCGACGGATACGTGAATCTCCACGGGCAGCCCGCGCTCGAGCAAACGTCAGCGCGCCTCGCGGCAGATGTGACGTTTCTGGTCCAGTCCCTGGGCGGCTACACGCTGCAAAGTGTGAAGCGCGCGGATCGGCGGGTCCGCCGGATTCTGGGCCGGCCGATGCATTCGAACTATGATCGCTATCACCAATCCATCGTCATCGAGGACGGCGGGCGGCTGTTTCGGTGTGCCGCCAAGGCGGGGCGTTGTCGCCCGCGGACGAAGTCCCCCACCCGCAAATTCCGATCGATTGAGTGGGTTCGCCGGGAAGCCGCCCAATGCATCGAGGTTGATGGCGGGTTGTACCTCACGGACAACTTTATCGTCACGCACAATACGATGCGCGAGCTCGCCCGGCTGGCCTGGGCGGGCTGCATCATGCCCATGCAGAAAATCATGGCCGGCGCGCTCGACCGGGCGCTGTTGCCGGACTTCTACGCGGAGCCGACGGGATTTCGCACTGCGTTCGATGCCACTGAGGTCCGTGCGGTCTGGGAGGATGAAAAGGAAAAGGGCGACCGGGTGGCACGGCTCTTCACGTCCGGCGTCATCAAGCGCAGCGAAGCGCGGGCCGAAATCGGCTACTCGACGGACGAGGGGGACGATCTCTTCGTGCTGCCGACGACGGTGGCCCCCGAAGGAGAGGCCCCGCCGGATGGGACAACAAAGCCGCCCACGCCGGCCGGCGCCGCGGCGACGGATTGACTGAGAGGGTTCTATGCCACTGCCCACCCCGCGGACGGACGAAGAGCAAAACGATTTCATCGCGCGCTGCATGCGCGATCCCGAGACCCAGGCGATCACGGGCGACACCGACGACCAGACCCGCGAGCGCCGCCTCGCCGCGTGCTTCCGGCAATGGCGGGACAAGAGTGCCGGCGCCGCGGACCACGAACGCAAGGGCATCGTGGCGTTCGAGATCAAGGATGCCGACAAAGGCCACATCGAAGCCGTCTTCGCCACGTTCAACGTCAAGGACAAGGACGCCGACTGGACGCTCCCGGGCGCGTTCGAGGAGGGCGCCGATGTGCTGATCGGCGCGTATGGGCACCGGACCTGGTTTGGCGAACCGCCGGTGGGCAAAGGGGTCATCAAAGCCAGCGAGACGGATGCCCGGCTCGTCGGGCAATTCTTCCTCGATACGTTCGAAGGCCGCGAGCATTTCGCCGTGATCAAGAACCTCGGCGCGAAACAGCAATGGTCTTATGGCTACGATGTGAAAGAGACGGGCGAGCTCACCGACGAGCTCGAGCAGAAAGGCGTGCGGCGGGTCTTGAAGAAGCTGTTCGTCCACGAGATCTCTCCCGTCCTGGTCGGGGCCGGGATCGGGACGCGCACCGTGGCGGCCAAAGCGGCGCCCCGCGCGCTGCCACTCGCTCCCGACGCCGCCTACTCGGCGGCGGCCTGGGACGGTCCGGCCGAGCTCGCCGCCATGGAGCCGGACCAGCTACGCGTCTCCTGCCTCGCCTTTCTCGGCGGCGACCCGGAGGCGAAAGCGAACTATCACCTGCTCTACCGGGACCGCGCGGGGAATCTCAATGCGCACGCCATTCGCGCCCTCCAGCGCGGACTGCCGAAGAGCGATCTCCCGGGCGTGATCCGCGCGGACGTGCAGCACCATGTCGAGCAGTTGCTGGTGCGGGTCGAGCAGCATGAGCAGACGCAGCGGGAACTGGAGCGGGCCTTGCTCACCCACCGGCGGACCGGGGCCCAGTTCGGGCCATGACGGCCGCGCGGGCCACCGCCCCCGTCTTACGGTGTCATCATTGCGGGCGGTGGCTGGGAGACTCGGACCGCCCCATGCGGATCATCGGCGTCTTTCGCAATATCCCCGCCTTCACCGTGGTCGTTCTGCCGCCGACGGCCGTGCGTCGACGGTGTCGGTCCTGTTGCTGGATCAATCTCTTCGAGCCATTTGACGTGCAGACGGCCGTCGCTTAGGTTGCGGACGTCATCCTTCGCAGGGCCATTCCGAGGCCGGCGATGCGCGATGTGTCTGCGCCCGCCGGCCTCGCGGCCGTCCGGGCCTTTCGAGGGAGCGACAGCATGCCGAAGCGGTCCGTAGAACTCCGCCAACAGGCGAAGGCGAAGCACGATGCCGTGAGCGAAATCATCCGGCTGGTGGGCGAGGACCGCGATTTCTCGAAGAAGGACGTGCTCGAGAAGCTGGGCGCCACGGACTCGGCCGACGCCGTCAAGAAGTTCACCGCCTGGACCGACGAGGCGCACCGGCTCTTCACCGACGCGCAGAACGAAGAAATGAAAGAGCGGATCGCGGAGCATCAGGACCGCGACGCCGACCTGCAGCGCGCGCGCCCGCCGGGCGGCGGGCATCCGCCCGAGCCCGAGGGCGAGAAGAGCTTCGGGCAGCTGTTCGTCGAGTCCAAGGCGTACACCGAGGGGTGGCGCCAGCACCGGCAACGCAATGTCGTCGCTGAAGTCGGCGTGCCCCTGAAGACGCTGATGACGACGACGGCTGGCTGGGCCCCGCGGCCGCCGCGCATCGACCGCGTGATCGATCTCGCCACGCGCCCGATCCAGGTGCTCGATCTCATTCCCATGGATCCGACGGCGAATGCCTCCATCATCTACATGGAGGAGACGACCCGGACGATTTCCGCGGCCGA